GGCCGACCAGAACGCGTACCTGTCTGCCGAGTCGAGCGCCCAGGAGGGCCGGTGGCGGACGCTGCCGTACCAGCGCGGGATCATGGACGCGATGACCGACCCCACCATCGAGCAGGTGGTGTTCATGAAGTCGGCGCGCGTGGGCTACACGAAGTGCCTGAACAACCTGGTGGGCTACCACATCCACCAGGACCCATGCCCGATCATGCTGGTGCAGCCGACCGACAGCGATGCCGAGGGCTACAGCAAGGAGGAAATCGCGCCGATGCTGCGCGACACGCCGGTGCTGCGAGGCCTGGTGGTCGATGCCAAGAGCCGGGACAGTGGCAACACGATCCTGAACAAGGGCTTCCCCGGTGGCGTGCTGTCCCTGGTGGGCGCGAACAGCCCACGCGGGTTCCGCCGGGTGTCACGCCGGGTGGTGCTGTTTGACGAGGTGGACGGCTACCCTCTGAGTGCCGGTACCGAAGGCGACCAGATCAAGCTGGGCATTCGGCGGTCGGAGTATTACTGGAACCGCAAAATCGTTGCGGGCAGCACGCCAACGCTGAAGGTCACGAGCCGCATCGAGCGCATGTTCAAGGAGACGGACCAGCGGCGGTATTTCGTGCCGTGCCCGCACTGCGGTGGTCTGCAGTTCCTGAAGTGGGGGGCAAACCAAGAGTACGGCATGAAGTGGCCGAAGGGCCGCCCGATGGAGGCGGTCTACGTGTGCGAGCATTGTTTCGGAACGATCAAGCACGTCCAGAAGTACGACATGATCGAGGCTGGGGTGTGGACGCCAACGGCCACGCCGATTCGCCCAGGCCTGGCCGGGTTTCACCTGTGGGCGGCCTACAGCTTCAGCCCGAACGCCAGCTGGGGGCAGTTGGCGCAGGAGTGGGTGGATGCCCAGGGCGATGCCGAGCTGCTGAAGACGTTTGTGAACACTGCCCTGGGCGAAACCTGGGAGGAAGACTACAGCGCCAAGCTGGACGCCGATGGCCTGAAGGCCAGGGCCGAGCCTTACGAGCTGCTGACGGCACCGGCCGCCGCCCTGGTGGCCACGGCAGGCATTGACGTGCAGGACAACCGCATCGAGGTCCAGGTGGTGGCCTGGGGCGAGGGGGAGCAGGCCTGGGTGGTGAACTATGCCGTGATCTACGGCGACCCGGACCGCTTCGAGATTTGGCAGCAGGTGCTGGACGTCATCAACACCCCGATCAAGCACGCCAGCGGTGGCGATCTGAAGGTGTACGCCGCCCTGGTCGACTCTGGCGACGGCAACAAGACGAACGAGGTGTACGCGTTCGCGCGTGCGAACCGTGCCCGCCATGTGCTGGCCGGCAAGGGCATGTCAGGCGCCCGGCCACCAATCGGCACGCCGACGAAGCAGGACATCAACATCCGGGGCCAGAAGATCAAGCGCGGCGTGGCCATGTACCCGGTGGGCGTGGACAGCATTAAGTCGACCATCTACGGCCGGCTGAAGCGCACCGAGAAGGAAGGCCCTGGCGTCATTCACTTCCCGCTGGCGCTGCCTGCCGAGTATTACGACCAGCTGACGGCCGAGAAGCAGCAGATCAAGCACGTGCACGGCATGCCGCGCCGTATCTGGACGAAGCGCGACGGCGACCGCAATGAAGCGCTGGACACGATGAACTACGCCTATGCTGCGCTGCACTACTGCTACAGCCGGCACAACCGGGCCAGCTTCTGGCAGCAAATGGCTTCCAGGCTTTTCAAACCTGCGACAGGGCCGGTAGAATCGCGCCCTGACGCACCCGTGCCTGAAGCCGTGGGGGTTCCCGCGGCGACAGCAGCGCCGCCAGGCCCGGGCCGCGTCAGTCTTTCAGGGATGAACCGCCGATGACTGACTACGCCGCCCGCATCGCCGCTATCGCCTGTCAGGCGCTGGCCGCCGACCCATCCGCCCGCGAGAACGTCGAGGCGGCACTGCGCCGGGAGCTGGGCGGCCGGCAGGTTCGCATCGCTGAGCGCCCGCCGATCACGCTGGAGCGCATCGACGCCGGGCTGCGTCAGCGCAAGCCGGTGACCGTCATCGCGCAGGAGCTGGGCTGCAGCCGGGCGACCCTGTACCGACACCTGGGCCGACCGCGAAAGTCTCAGGCCAGCAAGGCCGTGTGACAGGGCGCCCGCCTACAATCCCCGAATGGCCGGCATCACCCTCGCACAAGCGCAGACCCAGCTGGACGCCTATCTGGCGGCCGAAACCGCCGTTTTGGCGGGCCAGGAGTACACCATCGCCGGGCGCCGCCTGGTGCGTGCTGACCTGGCGATGATCCAGCAGGGCATCACGATCTGGAATGACCGGGTGAAGGCGCTTTCCTTGCGGGCATCTGGCGGCCGTCGCGCCGTGGTCCCGCGCCCGAACTGGTGACCATGGCACACAAGAAAACCCCGAAGATGAACGCGCTGGATCGAGCGATCAGCGCGATCGCGCCCGCCTGGGCCGTCAAGCGCATGGCTGCGCGAACCGCGATGGCGCTGGCCGGCGGCTATGCAGGCGGCCAGTACCGAGACAGCACGGTCTACTGGCAGCCTGGTGGCGGTGACGCCGACAGCGACAGCATCACCGACCTGCCCGAGCTGCGAAACCGCAGCCGTGACCTGGTGCGCAATTCGCCTGTGGCGGCTGGCGCCATCGAGGCCGATGTGTCGCACGTGGTGGGCACCGGCCTGACGTTGCAGTCGCGCATCGACGCCAACCGCCTGGGCATGGACGACGACGCGGCGGCCGAGTGGCAGGCCGAAACCGAACGCCAGTTCGCGATGTGGGCCGAAAGCCTGTTCGCGGATGCCTTCGGCGACCAGAACTTCTACGAGCTGCAAGACCTTGCGTATCGGTCGGCCGGCGAGAGCGGCGACAGCTTCGCCGTGCTGGCTGGCAAGGAACGCGCAGGCTGGCCGCACCGCCTGGCGCTGCAGATCATCGAGGCCGACCGGGTGTGCAACCCGAGCAACGGCAGTGACACCGAGACGCTGGTGCAGGGCAAGGAGCGCGACCAGGTCGGCGAGGCTGTGGCCGTCCACATTTGCAGCAAGCACCCGGGCAGCCGGTTCGGCCTGCAGGGTGCCAAGTGGACGCGCGTGACGATCTACGGCACCAGCGGCCGGCGCAACGTTCTGCACCTGTACCGCAAGCGCCGCCCGGGCCAGACCCGTGGCGTGCCGCAGCTGGCGCCGATCATCGAGCTGGTGAAGCAGATGACGCGCTATGCCGAGGCCGAGGTGGACGCCGCGGTGAACAGCGCCGCCATGGCCGTCTTCACGAAGATGGACCCCGAGGCATTCCAAGATCTGTTTGACGACGAAGCGCAGGGCAAGATCATCAGCCAGGCGCAGAAGTGGGACGGCACGCTGGGCAAGGGCGCGGCCATCAACCTGCTGCCGGGTGAGGACGTGAGCGTGCCAACGCCGGGCCGCCCGAACCCGAATTTCGAGCCCTTCTTCAATGGCGTGCTGCAGCAGGTCGGCATGGCTTTGGACATCCCGCACGAGGTGCTGACCAAGCGCTTCCAGTCGAGCTACAGCGCCGCGCGTGCCGCCCTGCTGGCCTTCTGGCGCACAGTGCGAATTCGCCGCGCCTGGCTGGCCGCCCGGTTCTGCCAGCCCGTCTATGAGGAATGGCTGGCCGACGCTGTGGCGCTGGGCATCGTCAAGGCGCCGGGCTTCTTCGCTGACCCCATGGTGCGCGCTGCCTGGAGCCGCGCGCAGTGGGCTGGTGACGGCCCTGGCGCGCTGGACCCGCTGAAGGAAGCGCAAGCCGCCGAGAAGCGCATGCAGATCGGCGTGACCACGCTGCCTGAAGAAATCGTGGCTTATGACGGCGGCGATTGGGAGCAGAAGCACGCCGTGTCTGCCCGGGTGAAGGCCGAGCGCGTCGAGGCCGAGCTGGAAGCCCCAGCAGCCCCGGCGCCTGGCACGCCGGGCATGGGCGGCGCGATGCCCGCCGGCAAGCCGGGCCAGCCTGGCGCACCGAAAGAAGAGCCGCCCGAGCCGGGCGAAGAAGACGACATCGAGGACTGAACCATGCCCGCAAATTCGACTCCGCTGCTGATCCAAGGCCGCACTTCCGTGGCGGCTTTGCCCGCCTACTGCCCGATCCGTGCAGACGGCTACCCGGCTGCTGCTGGTGAAGCCATCATCGGCGTCACGGCCGCTGCTGCCACCGCTGGCAGCCGTGCTTCCGTGGTGGTGGACGGCAGCGCCGAGGCCTGGGCTGGTGGGGCCATCACCAACGGCGACGAGCTGCAGGTGGGCGCCGGCAACACGGTGGTGAAAAGCACCGGCGGGGCGATGATCGGCATCGCGCTGAATGACGCCGGGGTCGGCGACAAGGTGGAGGTACTGCTGCACCAGCGATCGCTCTCCGCTTCCGCTGCGCAGGCGGTGCAGGCGCTTATCTCCACTGCTGGTATCACCACTTGGTCCAATCGCGCAGCGGTTGTTGCTGCTGGCCTTACGACCGCATTTTTCACTGATGTTGGCATCGGCGGAACGTACTACGACTACGTGGGCAGCAAGTGGCGTCCTCAGTCGCGCAGGGCCGTTCTGAAAAATCTCGTTTCCAGCCTCAGCCACAACAGTGGGCCAAAGATCGTCATTTCTGAGGCCACTCTCTTGCCCGGCCTTCTGCAAGACGGTGACTCGCTGGTGGTGGAGTACATCAAGACAAAAGAAGGCGGCACCACTGACACGGAGACGACTGATTTCCTCGTCGGCGCGACCTCCGGAACATTGGGGACCTCTCTGGCTCTGACCACTGGCGCGCTTTCCACGATAACGCAGCAAGTGGCCTCTCGCTATGTGTTCCGGCGCGAGTCTGCAACAACCATCCGCCCGATCAGCATCACCGGCCCGCAGGGCATAGGCAGTTCCACTGCGGCCCCGGCCGGCGTCATTACTGTCCCCAACATGGACAGCCAGACGACCTATCTGCAAATCAGCGGGGATATGACCACTGGCGGCGGCGCTGAAACTGTCTACCTGCGCGGCTTCTCTGTTGAACTGGTGGCAGGTGCGTAATGGCAAAGGGTTTCATTCTTCCCCCTGGCGCTCGGCCGCTGGCTGGTGACGCCCCCTTGCGCAACCGAGAAGGTGCCGCTGGAACGCTGGCGTCGATGCTGGATGAGTCTTTGTTCGTGCAGGACGGTTGCCCACTTGACGTTGAAAACCTGCGAGGCACGGCTATGCCAGCTGGGAGCAATGGTCGGGTGATCGTTCACTCCAGCGACACCAGCCAGTTGGCCGAGGCCAATGCCCCAACGACGCCGATCAAGCTGCGGATTGCCACCTGGTCGCCTAGCATGTCCTTTGCGCCGCTGACCGACAAGGACCACATCACCCGCGCCGTCGAAAACATCGCTCGGCGCGGATACAACGCGATGCGCGTGCATGGCGTTGAGCTGTGGCTGATGGACAAGACGACTGGTGATTTCGCATCCCCAGCTGATCGTCTTGACCTGTTCGACTGGTTGCTAGCCGAGCTGAAGCGGTGCGGCATCTACTGGATTTTGGAGGTTCGGCAAGACGAGTTGTACTTTGATGGCCGTGGCGGCGGACGCTTCAGCATGTCGTCGTTCGCGCCGTATTGCAGAACCCGAATCTTTGTTGAGCAGGCCATTCGCGACCATTGGCGCGAAGGTGTCAGCAGGCTGTATGGCCGAGTGAACCCGTACACCGGAACAGTCATTCTGCAAGACCCCGCGCTGTTCCTGTTCGAGTGCTACAACGAGAACGCCGCCGACTTCCACAACGGTGAGGGCAAAGACTTCCCCGCCGACTGGCTGACACGGAAGAGTGCGCAGGGCAGCGCGGCCATGACCTGGCCTGAGTGGATCGTGAGCAAGTGGGGCACCATCGCCGCACTGAACGCGGCGTGGGGCACGGCCTACGCCTCATTTGCCAACGTACCGACCCCGCCGCGAACCGCCGCGAGTGGCGCAGACGTGATCCAGCAGACGCAGCAGGCCATCGACACCGTGCTGTATTACAGCTACCTCGATGCCCACATCATGGCATGGTTCAAGTCGACCTTGCGCGCCATTGGTTACCCCGGATTGGTGTCGGGCCTCATTTCGTTCGTGATGATGATTCACCTGAGGAACGGGTCGCGAAGTGCAGACAACGATCTGCTGAATCTGCACAACTATCCGTTCTTGACGGATGAGGGCGCGGATGAGCTGAACCGCGACATGAACGTTCCGATCTGGGGCTCTGACACTCGTATTGGCTTCCCTCGCTGGGCTGCAACTGCCAGCGCGTACAGCAGTGGGAAGCCCGCCTACTTCGGGGAGTTCGGCTGGCCGTATTGGGGCGCCTACCGCAATCAGTACCCGTTTCTGGCGGCCTACGGTGCAATTGGTGCGGCTCCGGCCATCAGCCACTACGCGCAAGGCAATTGGCTGCTTGAGAAGTACGACGCCACCGGCGACGAGCGCGAGCGCATCCTGTACCCGTACTACACGCAGAGTGACCCGGTGGTGGCATTCAGCGAAGCTGCAAGCCTGTTCGCTCACAGGCATGTCACGCCAACCCCGTACACGCAGGAAGTCATCGTCAGCGACCGATACTGTGGGATCAATGAAACCGGCACGAGTCCACGCACGGCGTCACGAGTGACGCGCACCATGTCTGACCTGTTCCTGCCGATGCAGTCTCTTCCTGCCATCGTCAGAACCAAGCTCACATACAGCGACGACAACACCAACGATGAACTGGCTGCAACGTGGAACGCCAAAAGCTGGTTCACGCTGCTTGATGATCTCAAGACGGCTGGCGGCATCACGACTGCAAACAAGTCTTGGATTAGCGCCAACGCCAACCGAGGCACCATCACCGCAGTCACCACGAGCGGCACGGTGGGCAGCGTTACCGCCAGCCCGACGCAGCCAGTGCTGACCATCGGCAGCAATACGCTGGTCGACTATGACCACATCGCCATCCGGAGCCTGACTGGCTCGACGGGCACATGGCCCGGCACCAGCCTGCGAGCCTTGCGGGCAATCGTCATCCAGACGGGTGCGGCCAATCAAGTGCAGGTTGTCAGTGGGCTCAACTTGACCGGCCTGAGCGGCTTCACTGCTGGTGACTGGTGCGAGTGGGACAACGTGCTTGAGTCTGCCAATGGTCAAGTGCTCATGTCGCGACGCGAAAAGCGCGGCTACATAAACACCGCCCGTTTCGTCATGTTCGCGCACAACGGCGCAGCCCTGCCGGTGACCATCGGCGACGTGACGATTACCAGCCTGACCACCGGAGGCGCGATCTTCGTGGCGGCTCTGGACGATCAGCCGATCAGCTCATCCGCCAGGTTGCTGGTGGGGTTAGTGGGTAACTCGACCAACACTGGCGAAACCTACGACAGCACTGGTCGGTACCGCACAGCGCATGGGGTGTATCCAATCCAGATCACTGACTGCACGGCGCAGATCAGTGTGGCGGTTTCAAAGCCTTGGGCGTGGAGCATGTACCGGCTCGACCGGACAGGGGCGCGCAACAGCGGCGAGACGATTGCCGGGAATGTGAGCGCGGGCACGATCAGTGCCACGCTGCGCACCGGAACGGTTCAGCCGACCACGTTTTTTGAGCTGGTTCGATAG